GTTTAATCTTGATAAGTATGTGGATTACAAAAAACAATACGAGAAGTCATTTTACGAACCGCTCAAAAATGTGGTAGAATGTATTGGATGGAATACCGAGCACAAAGTTTCGCTCATGAATTTTTTTAATTAGGAGGATTATGGATTTTTTACAACAAATTATTAAGGATTCTAAAAATGAATATGTTGCTTTTGTTTCAGATGGAGTTGCTGCTGGAGATGTAGAATCTTTTGTTGATACTGGAAGCTACATATTTAATGCTTTGGTTTCTGGATCATTATTTAAAGGAATACCTTCAAATAAAATTACCGCTATTGCTGGAGATTCAGGTACAGGAAAGACTTTCTTTTGTCTTTCTGTTGTTCGGAATTTTCTTAACAGCAATCCTGATGCTGGTGTTATTTACTTTGAAACTGAGTCTGCACTTAATAAGCAGATGATTGAGAGTAGGAAAATTGATTCCAAACGTATGGTTATCTTTCCTATTGATACAATTGAAGAGTTTAGAACGCAGGCTATTCGTATCATTGATAAGTACATAGAACAACCCAAAGAAGAACGTAAACCTTTAATGTTTGTGCTTGACTCTTTGGGAATGCTTTCTACAAATAAAGAAGTACAAGATGCCACTGACGACAAAAACGTTCGTGATATGACCAAAGCTCAGCTTACTAAGTCAGTGTTTAGAGTTTTAACACTTAAACTCGGCAAAGCAAATATTCCAATGTTAGTTACAAATCATACCTACGATGTTATTGGCTCTTACGTTCCTCAAAAAGAAATGGGTGGTGGTAGTGGTCTTAAGTACTCTGCCTCTACTATCATCTATCTATCAAAAAAGAAAGAAAAGGATGGAACAGATCTCGTCGGAAACATTATTAAGTGTGAGGCGAAAAAGTCCCGTCTAACCAGAGAAGGATCCAAAGTTGAGACTCGCTTGTTCTTTGATGAGCGTGGTCTTGAAAAATACTATGGTATGCTAGAATTGGGAGAACGTGCTGGAATCTGGAAGAATGTCGCTGGTCGCTACGAAGTCAATGGTAAAAAAGTTTATGGTAAAGAAATTCTTAAAAATCCTGAGCAGTATTTCACTGATGAAGTGATGGCAAAACTTGAGGAACAATCAGCAATTGAATTTCTTTATGGGGTAAGTAATGACGGAGAAGATTGAACAATCAATCTTGAGAAATCTGCTTTGTAATGAAGAGTACTACCGAAAGGTACTTCCTTTTCTCAAAGCAGAGTATTTTCAAGAAATAGATGAGAGAGTTATTTTTGAAGAGATTCAGGAGTTCTCTGTTAATTATGAAAAACTTCCTACCAAGGAAGTGTTGGAAATTAATTTGCAGAGTAGAAATGATCTCACTGAAGATGTTTATAAAGAAAGTATTACGAAGATCAATCAATTCAGTACCGATTCGGTTGACAAAGATTGGCTCGTCAACACCACAGAAAAGTGGTGTAAAGATAGGGCCATATACAACGCCTTACTCCAGTCAATCAAAATTGCTGAAGGGGCAGATAAAAATTTATCAAGAGATGCTATCCCATCCATCCTTCAAGAGGCCCTGGCAGTATCGTTTGATGAATATATTGGACACGACTATGTAGATAATGCCGAGCAACGCTATGAGTATTATCATAGAGATGAAACGAAAATTCCTTTTGACTTGGAGAAATTTAATTTAATTACTAAAGGAGGTATTCCAAACAAAACTCTTAACGTTGCTCTTGCCGGAACTGGCGTAGGCAAATCTTTGTTCATGTGCCACTGTGCTGCCAACTGTTTATCTCAGGGGAAGAATGTTCTTTACATTACTCTTGAGATGGCAGAAGAAAAAATTGCTGAACGTATTGACGCTAATTTACTTAATGTAAACATTAAAGATATTAGCGCCATTCCTGAATCAATATTTACTTCACGGGTTCGGCAGATTGGGCAGAAGACACAGGGTAAACTTATCATCAAAGAATATCCAACTGCTTCTGCTCATGCTGGTCACTTTAAATCATTGCTTAGTGACTTATCACTCAAGAAAGATTTTCTTCCAAACATTATCTTTGTTGACTATTTAAACATATGTGCTTCATCCAGATATAAAGGACATATTGTAAACTCCTACACCTACGTCAAAGCAATTGCTGAAGAACTCAGGGGTTTGGCTGTAGAAAATGATATCCCACTTGTTACAGCAACTCAAACTACTCGTTCTGGTTTTGGAAATAGTGATGTTGATCTCACCGATACTTCAGAATCTTGGGGACTTCCTGCGACTGCAGACTTTATGTTTGCTCTTATTGCTACAGAAGAACTTGATCAGTCTGGTAGGATTATGGTTAAACAACTTAAGAACCGATACAATGACCCCACCTACTACCGAAAGTTCACTGTGGGTATTGACAGAGCCAAGATGAAGCTGTATAATGTAGAGGATTCTGAAGGTGATCTTGTTGCCGACAAGGCAGAAGAACCTTACGAATATTTGGAAGAAGCTTCCAACAAACAAAACCGTTTTGATAAATTTTCTAAATTTGTAATTTAACTTATGTCTGATACTATTGTATTTCAACGTTACGAAGAATTTGTAGATGCTGTTACCAGCGATGCTTCTAAAGATTTTTGTTCCCTGGCTGATCGTCTTGTTGAACTGGATTCTAAGGGTGCCAATATTGAACGATTGCTTACTGCTGGTGTTGGCATTAATGCTGAAGGCGGTGAGTTCCTGGAAATTGTTAAGAAGATGGTTTTTCAAGGGAAACCATTCAACGAAGATAACCGAGAGCATATGATTATTGAACTTGGTGATATCATGTGGTATGTTGCTCAAGCAACACAGGCTCTTGGAGTTTCGTTTAATGAAGTCATTGAACGTAACGTAAGAAAGCTTGAGAAGCGTTATCCTGGTGGAGCATTTGACATCTACTACTCTGAGAATCGTGCTGAAGATGACTTGTAATTATGAGAAAATTAATAAAGTATTGGAAAAGCAGACCACTCACCAGAAAGGGGTGGTTTGATCTGTATATTTCTTATCTAAAAAGAATCCCTGAGAGACATTACTTTCCAATCTTTGTAATTCTTTCTTTATATTTTGTTGTTCCTTATAGTGAATTTGTAGTTACGGCAATAGCACCTTTATACTTTATCTTTGAGAAACAAGTTCGTTGGGTTGCTAAAATACTTCCACTCCCAAACTATTTAAGAATAGGTGGTTCTATTATATTTTTTCTTGTGATGATAGATGATTATCTGTTTTATTTTGCTCTAATTGCATTTGTTTTTTGGAGTGCTAAACAAGTAAAAAAATTAGATGAGATTGAAGAAGATCTCTAAATAAAAATGATAGAGTTCAAGTCCCTGTTATATCTTTAAGGTATATCACACTTGAACCATTAACACCGGAAGGTCAATCCGATTGGTGACGGAGACGCTCTTGAAAAGCGTTGAGGTGTTAAAGCCCTTAGGCGTTCAACTCGCCTACCTTCCTTTTAATTTAAACCTAAAATGAAAAGTTTCAAGCAATTAAGACAAGAAGTAACACAGGAATGTTATATTCAAAAAGAAATTTTTCAAGAAGGTGATTGTGTAATGAATGTTAATACTGGAGAAAAAGGGAAAATTATTCGTTCTGGCGTGAACTACGTGATTGCCATAACTGAATCAGAAAAAATGTTTCGTGCTTGGGTAAAAGATATTCGTGAAGTCAATCTCAATGAAACATAAATAAAAAGAGAAAACATAATCTTTAAAGATGGAACGACAAAAACCAACGACACAAGTTCAACATAATGATGCTTTTTCAAAAGCCTTGATTGCGTCGGCATCAAGGTATCTTGGTGAGGAATCAATTCCGTCACTTGAAAAGAAAACAGATCTTGATGATTTTTCAAAAAAAGATCCTAAAGAAAAAGCAGCTCCAGCAGATCCAGCAGTTGCTTTGGCCACTGGTAGTGGACCCAAACAATCTCATGGGGCTGAAATCAAGTATACCAATGTGGTTAAAAAAGAAGAAGTAGAAATAGAAGAAGATACAATTGAAGAAGCAAAGAACAAGGAAGGTAAAGAACAAGGTGTTGACGGCAAAGCTTGTTGGAAAGGATACAAGCAAATGGGAACTAAAAAGAAAGGTGGTAAGACAGTTGACAACTGTGTGAAAGAAGATAAAAAAGAAAAAGAAGAAGATGAAGGAGCAGATAAAAAAGATGAAACTAAATTTCATGGTAAATTAGATAAATTAGTTCATAAAACTTTTGGCAAGCGCCCAGAAGAAAAGAAAATGAAAGAAGAAGTTTCTCTTCGTGACATTGTTGAGAAAGCTGTTAGTAAATCACAACAAAGATTTATGGGCATGGTTCATGCCAAAAAGAAAGGTGAGATGAAAGATGGATCTGAAAAAGTTGATAAAGCTGCCGCTTCGTTAACTGGTAAAGAAGCAGAGAAGTTTGCTTCAACTAAGCACAAAGGTCTTCCTGAGAAAAAGAAAACTAATGAAGCCATGGATCCAGTAGGCAAGGAAGATTCTGATATTAATAATGATGGAAAATCTGATAAACAAGATAAGTTTCTCAAAAGTCGTCGCAATAAAGTCAGTAAAATTGTTGCTGCTAAAAAGAAAGTTGATGAAATGATTGCTCTTGAGCAGGAGATTATTAACGAAAAAAAGCAATAAAGGCACCCCCTACTGTAGAGGTGATGCCTAATTTACCAGATGAAAATTCTCCTGAGTTTAAACAACAACAGAAGAAACATAAAAAATATATTGGTGGTGCTTTAAGAAGTCAAGAAAAAGATCCAAGACCAAATAATACTAAATAAATTAGGAGAACCCAAATAATTTACGGAGTTAAAATAATGAAAGTATTTCTAGGAATAGCTCAAAAAATCGTTGAGAAATTTATGGCCAGTCGTGAAGTCAAGGAGTTTGTTATTTATCTTCTTGACCGTTATGCTAAGACCACTGACAATGATATTGATGACATGGTAGTTGTTATGGTGAGAAAAGCACTTCTTCGTGAATGATGGAGTGCTTTGTTGGAAATATTATTGCTAACATAGTATTCATTATTTTACTTGGCATATCTGAATTCATGGCAAGAAGTAAAAAAATTAAAGAAAATAGTATCCATCAATGGATAACAAATAAATTAAGATTAATTGTACGGGGAGGCTAACTCCCCTTTTTTTATAAATATGTGTAGATATAAAGTCAAAGTTCAATCTGGAGAAATTTAATGGCTCTCTATAGTCGTTCTGAAAATAACGCACAAAGTTTAAAACTATTAAACACTACAGAAAAGAACTCTGTAGATAAATATGATTGGGATAATACTCTTATTGTGGACGGACCAAGCACTGTTCCTGGTTCGCAGGGTTATGCTACTGCTGCTCGCAGATCCATCTACATTGATGATGTTGAAGCAACTCTTCCGGAAAATAAGTTACGTGGTTTAACTGCTCCTGGTTGGTGGGAATATTTTACATATACCGATGCTTCTGGCAACACTCGCCACAAAGCACAGCATCTTGTATCATTTAAAGATGCTCCTGTTAATACTGCTGACCTTGATGATAACATTGCTGCTGACGTAGCATCCGTTATTACTATTTCCGGTCAACCCGTCAATCAATCAACAGATGATGATGATGGAACCGCTACCTTCTCTGTAACTGCTGCTGCTTCTACTGGAACACTTATTTATCAGTGGCAACTACAAACAGCTACTGGTACTCGCTGGACTAATATTACCGGAGCAATTAGTGCTTCTCTTGCTTTAACTGGTCTTGTACTTGCGGATACCGGCAAGAAATATCGTGTCAAACTTACATCAACTGCTGGTGCTGAAGAAGTTATTTCAAATGTAGCAACATTAACTGTAACAGAAGCTTGATACTAA